AGCTTAACCTTGCCATCAACCATAGCAGGAGCCTTGCCACACATAACTTCGGCTAAATGAACGTTCTTAATAACATCAGCCATAGTCAAATCAAACATAGGATAGCCAGCAGACTCAGACTTAAGAGTACCTTTGTCAAACGGATATGGAGGCATAGAGATAACTACACCACAAGCAATGTCACCACTAACCTTTAGAGTGTCTTTACCATCAAGTAAGTCAAGCATCCACTGGGCAGGATCACCTTTATGCAAAGCTTGTTGGATCATAAACAGAGGCCATCCTGGACGCATAGTGAACTCTAAAGGCCACACTGTACCTTTGTCATCAATGATGCAGTTGACATCAATGTATCCTGTATATTTAAGACCATGTAGGTAGCCTTCTAATGGTTTAAGAACCATATCAGCAAGCTTAGACTCTTGAGTGTAGTAAAGGATTGTTCCTTCTTCACCTGTAGACACACCTAGATCACCAGCTAAAAGCTTTTTAAACTCATGGTTGATACAGAAGTGTTTAGAGAACCCACTTAGACCAAACCAACCACCAACAGCAATCTCATAGCCACCATGAAACTCTTGAAGAATAAACTCACCTTTGTAAGCGTTAGTCTTCTTCCACTTCTGAAGCATAAACACCATGTCAGCAGCAGACTTGGAGACATAGCTAAGAGCTTTATCACCATCACCTAAAGGCTTAGAGACATAACGTTTGCCAGTGTTAATTACATGGGCAATAGCCTCATCGTAGTTCTTAAACTTCTGTGATGGAATAGTCTTAATGCCAGCACGTTCTAAAACCTCTGCACCATACTCACGATCTTGTTCCCAACGGTTAGTGTCAATGCTAGGCCCAATAATAGGATAGCCTTTATCCCGGTAGCGTTCTAGTTGGTGAATGTAATAAGTGTTGTCAGTACAAAAGATTAGGTCAGCCCAGTTCATGTGGGATTCCCAATCAGCTACACGATTAAGAAGACCACCATTACCAACCATAGACCTAGAGCCATCTTTGTTGTTACGGATGTAAGCCTTTATGGTATGACCATAGTCCATACACCTCAAAGCAAAGTCAAGGCAAACACCACCAGCATCAATAAGCAATATGTTCATTATTTTTCCCAACCTTTTTCTTTAGCTTTCTGGTGGTATTTTGCGGCAGCTTCTTTAAGTGCTTTAGCACGTTCTGCTTTAGCTGCTTTTCTTTGTTCAGGAGTTTTACCGTATATAGGAAAGCCCATTGTTCCTAGTACCGCACGTTTAACACCCTCACCTTCTGGAGCATCAGTACCAGCAGCAATTTGAAATGGTAAAGCTATCTTTGCTACAGCTTTTAATCTACCTGCTGCACTACGATCAACAAGTTTTTCAGCTTGTGGACTAGCATACTCTAAACCACCTACTCCTACAATAACAGCTTTAGGTATAAACCCTAGCTTATTAGCAAGAGTTTTATCTGGATCAGAAATCCAATGGTAGGGTTCCATAGCGTGCTTCATAGCTTGCATAGACGTACCATCAGGATATTCAATACGAGTTGGGTCTTTGTTCTCCCAAATAGGGCGATTAGCCGTAACCATATTAATGGCGTTTAACAAAGTAAAGTACGTCAAAGCAGTTTTAAACTGATACAACCTAGCATAGTCTGATTTAGTTGTAGGAGTTATCATGCCTTTGATACCCTCTACAGGTTGCCACTTAGTAGGGTTTAAATCTTTAGGGAGAGCAGCAGTAAAAGCACGTAGGGTAGAAAGAGTCCAGTCAGGAGCAAACAAAGCTATCTGAAGACTTCTACGACCAGCGGGACTGTATGCAGATAAAGCTATACGTTTAGCAAACTCATTCTGTGTTTGAGTAGCAGCATCGTACCAATTTAAACCACCAAAAGAATCATTTAAGAACCTAGCAATTTCTTTACGAGATGCAGCTTCATCAAAAGGTTTGTTTTCTTTAGCAGCACTCATACGTGCTTTATCTAGATAAGCTTCAGCTACCATTAGCTTTCCACCAGTATGCAAATAATCCCAAGTGTACTTATCAAAGTAACCCAAAGTGTATTTCTCAACTGTAGACAAAGACTTTTCAAGTACACGAGTTTTGGGGCCAAATTTACCTATTGTGCTGTCAGCAAGCTTACCAGCAGCACTCAAAATGTTCTTAGAAACATCTTCAGGAACTTCTAATTGAAGTCCATCTTCTCTAATCCATTTGTCAACACTAGTTCCTACACCACCTTTTCTAAACTGCTCAACAGCTTTAGAAACAGCAGACAGTTGTAGCTCTTTACCAGTAACAGCTTTAACACCTTTTTCTATTAGAGGCAACACAATAGCTTCTTTAACTGGAGTCCAAATAGGAATGCCAGTACTAGACATAACTTCCATCAAAGATTTAGCATGGAAGAAGCTACCAATAACATTAAGGCGTTTAGTAAATTGAGATATAGCTCCAAACGCTTTCATTAAATCACCAGGAGCAGAATCAAAAACAAACTTTAGATGCGGCATCAAATCTGGGTGAACAGCATATCCAGACAACTCAGAGTTCTCCATTACTTTCCAACCATAAGGTAACGGTTCTTTATCAGTAATAGGACGAATTAAAGACTCACCATTTACATTTCTAATTTGTTTTAAGTTATTGATTAGATTTTTGTTTTCAATAGCTTTTTCAACAGACAAAGCATAGTCACGATAAATGTCTGCTAAATTATCTGTCTTAAGTTTAAAACGATAGTCATAGCCTTTTTCTGCTAACCAACTATTGATACCTTGAAGGTGGTCTACTAAGTCTTGCCTAGTTTCAAGCTTACGTTCCTGACCATATTTAGTAGTAGTCTTAGAATCACTAACACCCTTTTCATAGCCAAAGACATCACGTATAAATTCTTGTACAGCAGTAGGGGGTGCAGCACCTTCTGTGACTACATTGCGAGCCACATAGTCTTCATGCCAACCTTTAATAACACCATTCTCTAAAGCTTTTTTACCAAGCTCATCCATTAGAGTGCGAAACTTAGTTGCAACTTCTTTAGCTTTGCCAGTTAAAGTGTCACCTTTATCTATAGAGTAGGTAATTCGATCAAGATCAACTTCTTTACCAGCTAAAGTTTTAAGGTCACTAGTGTTGTTGTAAATGATACGTTCATCAGCAGCTTTAGCTTTAAGGTTAGTACCAACAAACTTTTCTGTTTCTCCAATAGGTTCAGACCAAGTTTGTTTGTATTTTTCATAGCCTTCAAAAAATTTAACAGCTTCTACTTCACCATGTTTTTCATATATTTCTTGAGCAATGTTTTCAAACTCTTCTTGACTTTTAATGTCACGAGGATCAGTCTTAGTACGATCTATAGGTTCAGGTGTTTCAGAAATAGGAATAGGTTCAACAAGCTCACCAGTTTCTTTAGATTTCTTTTCAGCAATAGTTTTAAGAGCAGCTTTGTTAGTTTGATTTTCGTATTGAGCTTTAGTTTGACCTTCAGCTATAGGGTTTTTAATGTGTTCAGCTTCATGCTGAAGAACAAAATCAGCCCACTCTTGAGGAGTTTTAAAAGCATTTTCTGCTATAGGAAACACACCTTCAACTTTAGGTTTAGTCCAAGCTTTATCTAAAAATTGTTGGTATGTATGTTCTGGGTGTATAGAAACTTCATTAGTCTCATGTTTGTATCTAGCACCAACAATACTACCATCAGAACGTTTCATCTCACGATCTATAGATACAGGCAATCCACCAACTGTTTCTGGTACAGAAAACAATTCAAAGTTCTTATCACCAGCGGTACGCATATCACCGCTTTGCAAACCCATTTTAACGTCTGAAAGTTTTTCTACTTGTCCTAAGTCTTTAGCACGATTCCAAGCTTCTTTACGATCTAAAAAATTACCGTTCTCATCTATAAAACCTTGTGTATGAGTATCAGAAGTTTCAGCTTTACGAGCAGGATCGTGCATAGGCCCATGTAACTCTACTTCACCTGTCTCATTGTTTTTAAATGCAGTCTGTACAACTTTAGCTTGAACATCTTTCTTAGCTTTAGTTTCTTTAAGTTTATCAAGAAAAGCTTTTTGTTGTTCAGGTGTAGAGTTAACTTTAGAAGGTTGTTCTGGAGGAAGGGGAGTTTCTTCTGTAGTGCTATGTACACTTTTATGCCCCAACATTTTTTCACCAAGTTTAGTTGGTTTAGTAAAAGTTCCAGAACCAATGTCTATAGCCATAGCAGTTGGATCAAAAACTTTTTCACCCATTACAGCACGTTGGGCAGCACCAACAGTACCCATAATCCCAGCACCTACAGCAGCTTGTTTGAGACTAGTAGGAATGCTAGGACGCATAAAAGGGTTAGCACCACCACCTACAACTCCACCTACTACAGAAGTAATTGGAAATTGTTCTTGCTGTTGTTTTCTAGTCTCAACAACTTTAGTTCCAAAAACTTTGTCAAATGCACTCTCAAGACTAGTAATACCTTTACTAGCAAGGTATCCTCCAACAAAACCACCTACTACACCAGTAACAGGTTTAGCCCAAAAAGGTTGAGGAAAAGCCATACCTGCTCTAGCACCAACTAAAGCACCTGGAGTAGCACCAGCAGACTCTAAAGCAGAAGCCGCAAAAGCACCAGCTTGAGTAACATCTTTTTCAGATTCTTTTTGAAACAACCCAACTTGTTGTTGAATTGTAGGGATGGTTGGTTTTTTAGAAACTGCACTATCTATAGGCGTAGCTGTAGAAGGATCAAACGCACTAGCAATAGGTTTATCTTCAACTATAGAAGCAGTAGAGGGATCAAAAGCCATTACAGAGCCTCCCACTTACCTTTTACATACCTAGCTTTATTTCCTTTAGCATCTGTGTATACCTTACCTTCTTCAAACTTTGGTTCAACAGGTTTGTTACTAGTAGCAGCAGTTGATGGTTTAGCACCACCGGGTAACAGATCAAGCATAGAAGAACCTGCTTTAGCTGGAGGTGTAAGAGTACCTGCTGGTGCAGGAGGAGCACCAGTTTCTTTCTTAGGAGAAGGTGGTTGTTCTATGTCGTAGCTTTCAAGCTCTTTAGTTAAACCTGCAAACAACTTATCCTTTTCTTTGCCTTCAGGCATACCCTCTATAGCATCAAGCTTCTTTTGAGCACGTTCTTTTTTAATACTCTGTAGTTCGTTCCAAGCTTTAGTTGATTTAAGTTCAGCTTTTGCTTCTGGTGTTTTAGCTTCTTCTATAGCAGAAGAACCACCAGTAAAGAAACTAAACATACCAGTTTTCTTTTTGTCTTCTTCTGTTGCTTTTTTCCAAGCATCCTCTGCTTCTTTAATAGGCTTTTTAAA